GCTACGGTCACCAATGCTGCTACGGTCACCAATGCTGCTACCGTCACCAATTATGCTACCGTAACCAATGCTGATATTTCTTTCTTTTAAAGCATCTTTAATATCTTCAAAAGTATCATACTCGAAAGGTTTATAACCTTCCCCATTTACCCATAATCTTAAAACTTTTTTAGTACTCATTTTTTCTATTTTTAATTGTTAAGTAATGAATCAACATCAACGCCTATGTCTTTTTTTAAATTTAATTGGATAATGAGGGGATTTTACTATGTTGTTAGTTAATTTAAAACCCCACTCTTTTAATTGGCAAATCCAAAAAAATTCAATATTTCTTGCATCATCTTGTTTACATACTTCTATTCCCTCTATTATAACATTTTCACGTTTTATTTTCAAATATGGTAAATTAAAACAAGAATGTTCAGCAAATCTTTTCTTTAAAGAACACATCGTAGCACCAACATAAAAAGGAGTGTTAGTATCCTTATAAGATAACGTATATATAGTAACCATTACTTATCGTATTGTAAATTAGGGAATACTACTTTAATCTTTTCTATTTGCCCGTCAGTTGGTGCAAGCCTACCTTTTACTATACGGGATAACTCGCTTTCGTGAATACCACACTTATTCATTAACCACCTATTAGTCCTGCCATCCATAGCCTTCACTAATGCTTGCTGAAATGTAATCTTTTCTTTTGCCATTATCTATTTGTTTGATACGCTGCAAATATATACATACATATTTAATCTACCAAAAAATCTTTTTTAGAAATTTATTAAAAAAAGTTTGGTGGTTAATTTATTTGCCCTTATTTTTGCATCATCACACTAAAAAAGAAAAAAAATGGACACATACAAAATATACCTTCACACAAAAAATAAAGACGGTACTATATTAAAGTCTGATAGTTTTATTCGCAATGGCATTAATATAGATGCAGCAGTTACAGATGCTAAAATATACGCTAGAACCTATTGGAATACAAAGAGTAAAATATTTGTTGGTAGCGTTTATATTAAAAATTTTGAAAATAAATTTGTAAAGATTTAATCACAAGTAAAACTAGAAAAATGTCATCTAAAAGAGAAATAATAAAAATTCCATCTACGGTTAAGTCTCTTAAAGATTTTAAGAACTGGTGCGATGATATGAATAAGGGGAGTAATTCTTTATTCATAAAAATGAAAAGAAGCGACTATGGTACTCCGCAAGGATTTTACGAAAAAAATGGCAAAGTAGAATATACTATTGATGGTAGAGATTACGGGGGGTGTTGTACAATCTCAAGGTTTAACCAAGTATTCAAATTTTTATTAATCACCCACTAAAATAAAACACAATGAGACACGAGAAAATTATTAAAGACGAACGTGGTACGATAACAATAACAGTAGACTTACATTCGTTTGCTGCTTACACAACCGATAGGCAAGGCAATGAATATCGTTATGATGTTATAGTACACCACATTGCCCCCAAGAAAAGAAACATGGTGTATAACGAAACTATCGCCACCCCTGCCGAAATACTAGAGGCTAAACTAGAATTGTGGAATAAAATTAAACCGTGTTAGGACATGACAGCAGAATCTATCTACACCTTCATCGCAAAGCGTGACGGGATACCAACTAGCGAGGCACTGATGCAAATGCAATTAGACCGCTATAAAAGATTAATCAAACACCCCCGTAGTGATAAGCATAAGACTTATTTAAGAGAGGGGATTTATAACACTAAAAAAGTATTGAAGAATGTCTAACATGAAACATTGTATGTTCGAAAATACATACGCAGACTTGAAAGATAGTCTTGAAAAAATGGACAATAACCACTACGATGATTTGTCCGAAACAGAACAAAAGTATTTTAAGTTATTGGTGAAACTTTGTACAGAAATAAGCGAAGGTTATCAAGAACAAATTACTAAACTTTTAAAACAAAAGAAATGACAAAAGAACAAATGAAGGTGTACTTATATGCAATATTAAATTTATCTAATTATGGAAGAACAAAGAGTAAGTTTTAAAACAGCTAAATTAGCTAAAGAAAAAGGCTTTAACATAATTACAGAACAATTCTACTGTGAAAACTATGAAGGTATCTGTGAAGAACATGAGGAGTTTCTGATTTCGGATTCATTAGAGGATGGTATTTATGATTGTAATAATGAGTTTAATGAAGGAGAAAGATGGAATGCTCCCACCCAGTCCTTGTTACAGAAGTGGCTCAGGGAGGTTTATACTATTAATGTCTTTGTAGAATACACTAAAGGTATAAATGGTACACACCCTTTGACATACTCTTATCGGTCTGTTATTATATTACAGGATGGGACAAGAAAGTTTTTATCTTCATTTGATATTTTCGAGGAAGGTTTGGAAGTTGGATTGACTGAATCACTTAAATTAATATAATCTATGGAAGATGTAAGTTATACAGGATACAGAGACTATAAGCACCCACTTATGTCTTATATAAGCAACCCTTTTCTTAGCTTTCAGACTCTCTTACAATCATACAATCTTTCACCAGATAAAATTTACGCAATATGCAAACAGAATACAATTTAGATTTTCTGTTAGAAAATACAGGATGCTATAAGAAAAGTAAAGTAGAAAGTCTCTTTCCAAAAGAAAGAGAAGTAGTTAGCTACAAGGATATATTGCAAAGCAATATTCCTCTTGAAGATAAGTACTGGTTCTTTTGCCATAGAGTTTTTACAGATAGTCAGAATCAACATTTTGCTATTAAAATAGCAGAAGTTGTTCTTCCTATCTTTGAAGAGGAGTACCCTGAAGACAACAGGCCTCGTAAATCAATTGAGGCTGCTAGGTTGTACATAGCAGGTGAGATAGGTATAGAGGAGTTAGAGGAGGCTAGGGCTGCTGCTTGGAATGCTGCTTGGGCTGCTGCTTGGAATGCTGCTTGGGCTGCTGCTTGGGCTGCTGAGGCTGCTGAGGCTGCTAGGACTGCTGGGAATGCTGCGGCTGCTGAGGCTGCTGAGGCTGCTAGGACTGCTGGGAATGCTGCGGCTGCTGAGGCTGATACTAATCCAAAATACATAAAAGAGTTAGAAGAATTATTAATGAACTTTATTGAAGAAAACAATTTAAAACAACAATAAAATGCAAACAAATATATTTAGTGTGAAGGATGGGAGTATGAGAACACATCAAGATGATATTAGATTATATTCTAGTATGCACGATGATAATGGGAGGAGTATAATTGCGTCAACAGATATAAATGATATTGTTAATTATGGATTGCTTAAACTCCCCTCCACCCTTATCCGCAAGCCAAAGACTGATGAGGAATTGGCAGAGGAAAAGTATCCTTATGTTAGAGGTGATGGTAGTTTTTATCAACGTATAAGAGAAGCTAATATTGAAGGTTTCCTAGCTGGTCGCAAATCAGTAGGTGGTGAGTTTCATTTGACAAGGGAGCAAGTTAATGAAATTTATAGAATGGGTTTTGATGATAGGCATATTGATTTTAGTAACTTTATCTCCTCACTCACTCTCCCTATCTACCCACATACTATCACAGTAGAACACGATGGAGAAAATTATTTATGGGAAACAATTAAAGCAGAATACTAATGAGAAAGATATTAATTAGTTTACATATTATTCAGATAGTATCTAACGAAGAAAGACACAAAAAGGGATTAAAAAGATTAGGGCGTGGATATTTTGAAGCACATCGCATTAACCCTTATAACCCACTAAGCTACATAGCTTTAATCCTTATTTTAATTATAGGCATTTTAATGTTTGGCTTTGTTGGTGTTTTGAAAGAAGTTGATATAAAAAATCCTTTTAAATGGAATTAGGTAAACACCCAACTTGGGGTATCCGTGTAACAATAAAATTGAAGAGAAATGAGGCAAGTTTTTAGTATTATAAAGTTATTATTCTTATTATTTATTGCCTTTATTGGTATATTAGAAATTTATTTTATCATTATTCACATACCTAAATAAGTACATTATGAACACACCTAACACACACAACCAACTTCCCGAAAACTTGATAGTAGTTGATAGGGAATGGTTGGAGAATGAAATAGAACGTACAAAAAGCGGTATTTATGATGCACACTTGGTATTAAAGTCTATTAGGGATAAGTCCTACCCTCTCACACCGATATTGGAGGATGCTTGGAGTAAAAGCTATCAGCGTTCTTTAGAAAATACTACATCTACAACTTGCCAACAACACGATTTGGAAGAATATTCTTCACAACCAATAACACTTAAAAAGAAATAGTATGAGCAACTTAAATCTTACTCTTAAAGGTAAATGGTTCGATATGATATTATCGGGCGAAAAGAAAGAAGAGTATAGGGAGGTTAAGGATTATTGGGAAACTAGATTAATAGTACCACACGAATCAGAAGATGGCGAATTTGAGCCACACTTTGTATTATTCAAAGAATTTAACACTATCACCTTCACTCATGGATATGCTAAAAACGCCCGTAAAATGATAGTAGAGTGTAAAGGTATTGATATAGGTTCTGCACGTCCCGAATGGTCGGATAATTGGCAAGTAGATGTATTTATAATAAAACTTGGCAATATCATTAAAACTGAAAATATATGAGCAACTTAAATTTAATGGTAGGGGATTGGGTGAATAGACTTTGTGGTGAAAGATTTAAAGTAACCGCCGAATACTTAGTGTATATTTCTGATTACCCCGAAAGACTTCCTACTCCTATCCCTATTACGCCCGAGGTTATGGAGAAGATTGAAAGCATTTTTAAAAATGAAAATAGAGGTACTAGATACGGTTTTTTAGATGGTTATTACAATATTGACAGAGATACTGATTTAGTTGCTATTTTTGAAGATGATGGTTTATTATACATTTATACTTACGAATATTCACACGAGCAATTTCAATTAGTTTGTACTTTCCAATACCTCCACCAACTCCAGCAATTAATCAGATTATTCACTAACAAAGAAATTGAAGTAAAATGGGGAAAGTAAGAAATGGCAAATGGGTATGGATAAGATATTGCAAACATAACGGCATTCCCCAATATGGAGAATATCGTCTATTTGGTAAAAAGATGAAGTATGTTAGATTTGCATTAACGGTTAATAATAATGCTGTTACACGCCTCAAACGAGTAGTAAAGGGTAGGCATTGGCGAAAGAATAGAAGGACAAAAATATATATTCACTTTAAATCATATTATAAATGTTACACATTATGACACCACAACAACAAATTTCAATTTTAATGGGTCATCAATTAAGATACGATGACTTTGAATTAGAACTCAAACTTAAAAGGTATAAAAAACGACTTTTGAATTGTACTGATGATAATATACTTGACTGCACAAAACAAGAAATAAAAAGATTAGAAAGAATAATTCAAAGAAACAAACGAGATGAATAGCTTTTTACTTGAATTATTAAACTAAACTGATAAGATTATGACACAACAAAACTTATTTGAAGTAGATGAAAAATTGATAACAGACACTTGCAGACATTGTGAACATAGACAACGTTGGCAATGTAATAGTAAAGTTATTCAATATTGCGGCGTAAGAAAAAGCAATCGTACCGATAACGGGTTATTGAAAATAAAGGTAACTGATGCAGCTTGCTTTCAGTTTAAGAGTGTTAAAAAGGCAGTTGTAAACTAGGATAATACTGTAATATAATAGCTTTTAGTTTATCAATAGGTATAGCCGCATCACTTGGCTTAGTGCTTGTATTGGTAGGACTATTTAACCCTAACCACGCCAAAGTAAAGTGGTCGAATTTGACTACTTTAAAATAATAATCCGCTATATAAACTTGGTTGTACTTATGTGGGTGCGAAGTGCTGATTAATACACCCGTGTAAACTTCACAATCATATTTACTGCCAATACTATCAAATACTATTGCTTCTATATTTTTCCATTGTTGCTCATTGAACCACGATATTTGAAAGGCTGTATTAGTAGAAAACATCATAGTTTCCTCTGCTGCTATACTATCGAAAGACATTGATTGGTACGGGATTATATGACCGATGTCAACAGTATTATGCTTATCTCCCTTGTATTGCTTATTGTAATTAGCATAGTCTGACTTGCTTACCGTTTGCCATTTAGATGGTATTAACGGGTCTTTATGGAACTCGGTTAATAAACTACCTTCACGCTTTAATTTTGGGCTATTATGGTGCGTAATCGTTTGAGTGTAGTGGTTTAGTATCCCTTGACAAAACACCGTATCAAATTGCACCGTATAGTACTTATGGTTAAGTTGTATCGTATGCTGCCCCCACGAGTTGACTACAATCACTAACCAACTGAAAAATAATAATGTTTGTTTCATATTTACAAAGATAGTTTATAAATGATTATATTTGCCCCAACAGTACTTGGCAGCTTACCATTAGAACAGCTTACTGGTCAAGTCTTTTATTTAAGCCGACTTGGTTTTACCCGTTTGGTCTTATCAAGCCGCAAAAAGTCCTCTGTTTTTTAACAGGGGCTTTTTTATGTCGACTATTCTGCTCATTTTACTTGCCATATTTTAATAAGCATCTCGGATATTTTCCGAATAGTAACCATTTAATTATCAATTTTGATAGTAATTTTGTTAATACATTATCAAAATTACTATTATTGGGTGATATTACGGCAACTTCATATAATTCTCTGCACGTTCTTTAGCTATCTTTTTATTGTCATCCTCAAACCACTGCTTTAATAAACTATCTTTTGAAATTGCCGACATTTTAACACCAGTATCATAACCTACTTCTATACACTCCTTCATTAATTCAAGAAGCATAAACGTAGGATTATAACCTATCTTTTTTAATCGCTTTTCTGCTTTAGTCATAGTTGTATTTGTTTCAGTTACTAACTTTCTTCTTTTCTTCGCTAAACCAATCACGCTGCAAGTCCTCTAGTGTGGTGGTAGAGATGCCCATTACAGAGGTAGAATAGCCAACGTTAAGGCAATACTTCATTAGTTCTATTATCTCGGGAGTTTCTTCAATTCCCCTTGCTTGTAGTATTTGTTGGGATTTTGTCATAATTCATTAACTTTCTTTAATAATGTACCAATTTCAATCAATGCATAATCAGACCATAGTCCTTTAGTATCAATAGGCTCATAGTAGTAAGTGCCTAAGTCGCTTATAAATATGCCTATTGGCTTGTTATTGCTTTTTACAAAGACTTTATAAATGCCGTCTGCTAGTAGTTCTATTCTTACCGTTTGTGTTTCGGTCATAATTCACAATTTAGTTAAATCAAAAAAATAATCTTCGTGACTTACGGTTGCTGAATGTTTATCTATTAAATATGCTTCCAAGTTAATCTAGTCTTATATGTCTATATACGTATGCCATAGCTATAAAGATACTAAAAAAATATTAAAATAAATGCGTGAATCGCCCTATTTGTCCTTGTGTTGGATGGTGTAAAAAACAATCTATTGCTTTGGGTGTATATTGAAAAGCATTACGAGAGTGCCAACTATCCGCACCGCTAGGGCTTCGCATACTTTCAACAGTAACACTCATATAATCCTTACTTTTCTTGTGGTGAATATGATGCGTATAGTAGTAACGGTGTTTGCATTTATACCAATTTTCGCCAGCTTCATGTGCCATTAATAAAGCTAAATCAGTTTCCTTTGCGCCATCCCCGTGAGTGCTGCCTATAAGGTTTTCACCATAAACAAAATATTTCCTATGTGCCATCCCGACATTAAATGTAATATGTTCGCATTTTGAAAACCACGCTTCTAAAGTTTGAGCCAATAAAAAACCAGTCATATAATCATGGTTAGACGGGTTATAATCTACTTGTGTGGGTGCGATAGTTGAAAGCGTTTCTATTACCCAAATAATTAACTTCTTAGCTATCATAAAGGCATCATACCACATTACTTGGGTATCTTGTCGTGTTCCTGCTGTGGTAGTGCTTTGTGGGTTATCCGTGTGTAGAATATCGTTACCAATAATTAAAAGCACTTTGTCTACATTATAGAAACGTACTTTGTTTAGTAGCGACATTATTCCCTCCTTTACCCTGCTTACCGCTATCTCAATATTGTATTCGTCTCCCGTCTCAAATGCACTACATAATTTATTTATGTGGATGTCGGCAGGGTCTATAACTAATAGGTGTGCATCTTCATATTTAGGATATAAGATGTTAGGATATTTAGGAGCGTACTGTTTTACTTCTTTTATTATTTCTTCCTTTAAATCCTCCCACGTTACTTGTTTGTTGAAGAATAAGCTAAAATGCTCCCCTTTATACCACCCGTGCTTAACGCTATCAAATGGAACGCCGCTATTTGTACATTCCTCTGCAAGCGCAACGTGTTTTTCTTCTAACTTACCGATAACTTCCCTTCGCATCTTCTCCACATACTTAATGCTAGTGTCGAATTTAGGGGCAACATCTTTAGGCATTTCTTTAGGATTAGCCTTTAGATACTCCCTTATTTTCTGCGACTTACTTTTTTCTTCGGTAGTGTTAGGCATTTCTTCTTTTTAGGTAACGTATTAATTATCTTCAACGGTTCAAATCGTATGGGTGGGGTTAGCATTGTCGATAAGATTAGCCCATAATATTGCTACTATGAGCGTTAATGAAAATAGTATCGTGTAAACTGCTAACATGGTGTATTGTATAGTGTCCATTCAGCCCTACGGCGTGTTTCTAGCCCTTTAACGGGCAAGTGGTTAGAGTATATCCATTTGTCAAATTCTAGCTGTATAGATGGGTCTTTTGGGTTTGTGTTTACTTTCTTTAGTAAAGTGCTTTCGGATAAGTTGCCTTCACCTAAATTGTACGCAAAAGACACCAACGCACCGAACTGATTATCGTTTAATTGCGATGTGACTAAATGACTAACGGCTACTGCTTTTTGATTGACTTCAAAGGTTAAGTATTCGATTGCTTGTTGTTCTGTAATTGCCGGGTCTCCTACTTTTACTTTGTTGCCATTGGGGTAAGTTGTTGAACCATAGCCGATTGTGTCTATCGAGGGGGCATCTATACTATCGTGATAGGCAGTTGATGAAAACCCCTCAAAGTGTTTTATTAAATCTATTGTTTGTTTGTTTACTTGTCTCATAATCCAAAGATTTTTTTAAGAAAATTTAATGAGGCATCATTGCTTTTTGGGTTATGTTTACTTTTTTGCTTCAATAATTTATCTACATAAATATCTTTACTATTTAGTTCTTCATCGCTTTCAACATCAACGACTACCTTCTTTTCGCCTACTTGTATTACTATTTTGTAAGTCATAATCTCGGTTTAACTATATACAATACCAACGCCAACACTATCGCTGCAATCAGTAGCCAAAAATACAACTCCCACTTACTAGCATCCTTTTCGTTAGACGCTGCTTGTAGTCTGCTATCTGTTACTGCTTGATTAAGTATAGCTATTTGCTTGTCCTTATCTTGCATTTGCGATTTGAGGATGGATATTTGTTGATTGTCGATTATCGTATCTCTATCGTGGATTTTCGTATATAATCGTATTATCTTAGTAGTTGTATCGTGAATGTAGTTGCCAATAGTATCGTGACAAGTAACTATAGAAGTATCGTGTAAATAGCTTGTATCGCTACTGTGCGCTATCACCTTATTATCGCAAGGGTATAATTGCATATATATCTGGCCTGTTGTATCAAATAAAGGTTTCTTTGTGAGTACTCTTTGCAACGCTGTACGGTCGGACATACAACCCGTTAAATGCCACATTATCAGTCCAAATAAAATGATAATTCCAATGTAACTATAACCTTTATCTGCTTTCATTTTTTTCTAATTTTAAAAGTACCCTCTATCGTTCTTGTGTTGGATAGAGGGCGTTGAATGTGTCTCGGACACTAGCCCCGTATGATTTAAGGGCGAACTTGGGGCAGTATAGCCGCAATGATGTTAAAGCAGTTTGTGTCACCCTCACAACAAGTATCTTAAAGGTTATTAAGTCCGCAGCATGATACTTACCTTAGCCGAATGGTGTTTTTATTTATTACTGCTTTTTTACTTTGAAGGCTCACTCGTAAGTACTTGCCCCGCTGAATTAGTTAAGAACTTCTTACTGATGTAACTTAGTGCTGCAATAGCCGCAGTCGTTCCAATAGCCTTGTAATCAAAGGTTAATGTTCCTGCTTGTAAGGTGTTAGTCACAACCGCTAATACTGCACCAATAACGGCTATCAAAAGCCCGTGTAAAAAGTCTTGAAGTCCAACGCTGAATAATTTGCTCATTTGTTTTTTATTTTCTATTACTAAATAACCTATATACATAGACAAAACTACATAAATAAGTTTGATTATCCACACTTTATTTTTTATTACGGTCTTTCTTAATGGCTTGATAGTAGTAAATCCCTGCTAATACTGACACAATAGAACCTAATACAAACGATACAATTTTCATAGTCATATCTACTGTGGTGGCAGAAATAGTAAACAATCCCAATACTCCCAATAGGCTAATGAATCCGTCTGCTGTCTGTTTAATGTGGTGTAACATAGTCTATTAATGTTATTTTATTTGAATGTTAATTGAATGCCGCTACGGGAGAGATAGTTCTTAATATCTACTATCAAATCTAAATCAGTATTCCATTCCGCATACTCACTCTTAGTAAGGGTGTATGTGTTGAATATGACATTTTGATTGTTTGAGTTAGCTTTAACCGTGAAATTAACCACGCAAGAACTGTCACGAGGGGAATCGGTATAGTTAAAGAAACCAATGTGATTGATAGTGTCCGTAACTATTGGGAAACCGTGAGATATTGTCACACTATTGACCGCTGCACAAGTACAGTCTTTTAAAGTAGTGTCTACTGTTTGCCCGTAAGAAGTCGCACCAATTAATAAAGCTGCAAGAATGATTGATAAATATTTCATATTGTTTAGTTTAGTTCACAATCCACCAATTAATGGTATCGTTATCGCTAGAATTAGTGGAGTTAATAATAAATGATGTATTTGCTGAAATTGTTCCTATATATAGTGTACCTGCATTACTTACGCTACTTCCTGCGTGGGTAACGAATATTTTACTAGATGCAGTTACTGCCGAAGTCAAAACCGTTACCGTTCCTGATAAAAGTGTTGCCGTACCGATAGAGGCATTTGTTCCTGTGGCTATGTTTATTTTATTACCTGCTGTTTCTAGTTTTATTGAACCATTTACTTGTAATTGATTAGCACCATCATCTGTAGGCAAGGAAACACCCATTAATATTCGTCCAGATGACTTGACAGCAAATCTTACGTTACTAGCGTAAGATGTTACACCACCCGAGCCTATTGATACGTCATTATAAGATTGGACTGTAACATTGCTTGAAGAACCACCACTAATATATGCCGCCGCCTCATTTCCGACAAGTCCAGATTGTGTAGACCCGCCATTATTTATCTGTAACCCTTGCCTCACTATTGGATAATTGCCTAGGTTCAGTGTCCCGGCAAATGTTATTAACCCAGATGATGTGATACTTAATATAGGATACGAGTTACCATTAATGCCTACATAAAATCCTCCTTGACTTAATATTGACAAATCAGTAGTACTAGCTCCTGTAATAATTCCCGTACCTACCCTTCCTATTAAATTCGTTCCACCATAATAAAATAATAAATTAGGGCTTGTCGCTGCATTTATGCGTAGTGAGCCATAGTCTGGGCCTGTAAAATTTGATAATCCATTTACATTCAATAAATAATTACTTTGTGGTGTAGTTGTACCAAAATTGAAGTTGTGGTTTGTACTATCGTAGTTGCCATAAGTAACAGTTGAACTACTTAGTTTGCTATTGGCTGTACTCCATGTTGCAAATGGCATTAATTGACCCGATGGTGTCCCGTTTCCTGTAATTCCCCCACCGCCCAACTTAGTCGTATCCAAATTATAAGCCCCCGTTGCGCTATTATAGGTGAATATTGAGCCCGTGGAAACGTTACGGGTGGCACTCAATGAACTACCTACTAAATAGTCATTAGCCGCACCGCTAGTAGCCGCACTAACATTACCACTACCGTCCGCCTTTAATATCCCCGTTACACTACCTGCACCGCCTTTGTTACTACCTATTACACTAGCATTCCACGTTGCATTGGTTATACTTGCATTGCCTAAATTAAATGTATTAGTACTCCATTGCACTGCTGATGGTGCGCTAAAATGCCAATCCCAACTACCTGCTGCTATCGAATTACTATTAAGAACTAAAGAGGCATATCCACCTGTTGGAATTGTAGTTACTAAACTATTTGAATTATTGTTGACCGTAATAGTTCCGCTTGTTTGATTATTATTGAATGTGAAAATTGTACCACTAGGCAAAGTAGTAGCATCTGGTAATTTTATAACTTGCCCCCCCGAACCCGTTATTAAATAATTGGGGATTGATAAAACAGTTAATGTTATCTGTGTGCCACTTGCTGCAACACTACTAAACCCACTATAAAAAGTATTCGCCGCTACATTACCACACGCTGTATCTACCGTTGCCCCGTTTGTATAGCCTATGTGGTTTGTGCCATTCCAATAAGTTATTGGCACTTTCGAAGATGTGATAGTTGGGGAGTTGCCTGTGATAGTTCCCGAACCTTTGTTTGCATTAAAGTAAGTAGGGGTAATGTATAAACTACTGTCTTTTGCCATTAGTACCTGCCTAAAATATTGCCCCGAACCTATTTGAGCAAATAAACTCCCATTATGAGTGCCTATCAAACCATAAGCAACGTTTCTATTGGTGTCGGGCAATGATAAGTAATTAATAGGATATATCGCACCTCCTGTTATGGCTGCGCTACTCGATGCGGTTACGTCACCTGCAAAATCAAAAGAAACGCCACTATTACTTAATGTGCCTGTTTTGCCGAAAGTCCAATAGTTAGTATTGTTATTGATTATTTTCAAATCGTTGTTGTCTGTCGTCCCTATTATAGCAGTTGAACCAAATGAATTACCACCGTTTAATATATTGAAAGGATTTGAAGTAGTTACCCTAGGAACTTTATACCAATCTCCTTTATACTTCACCCATAAGGCACTATCTTGAGGGCGAATAGTAATCATTGAAGTATCTGCCGAACTTATTGTTCCAGTGTCTTTTGACGGAACACCTAATCCCGTTGTGAATCTTTGCTTCCCGTTTATTGGCTGCCATTGTGAAAGGCATTGCCCGGAAAAAAAAATAACGGACAATAAAAGAAAAAGTATATTTTTAAAATTCATAAAACAAAAGTATAGGTTTTTTTTCTAAATAAATCAACCTGTAACTATTTTGGTATAAATACCCGCCAAAGTTTCTCCTTGGTTTAGGGAAATACCATTGTTGAAGGTTATTTGCCCCGTATTTACATTAAAGGAAAAGTCCGATGGAGCCATTGGTTTTATTTCCCTGATTATTTGTACGATACTTCCCCCTATCAATTGCGTTAGGGTTATAGATGTTTCACCTCCAGCAGCTACATATTCAAATGGCTGCACATTTTCATACTTTATCATAGTTGCAGGATTTGGGTTTGAAGGTTGATTATATCCGTTGTTATTTGGTGTCGCACCACTATTTCCTTGTACAATAGTTGAAAGTGTTGCATTCTTTATGATTGATGTTGAATAAACAATATTTGAATTTGAATTTATCGTATTTACAGATTGGTCGGCTGTCAATGTTTCGTCCCATTCAAATTGCTCGCCACCGACAATATCATAATCCAAATTGGATATACCATTGTCTTGCAATAGCTTTATAGCCAAATCAAATGACCCGTAAGTGTTCAACATTACATCCATCAAAGCCTGACCGTTAACTGCACTAAATACTAACATTGGGGTCTAAATTTAATTTTCCTGTATTATCATAAGTTACCAAAGGTCGGCAATCGTAGCCATCGCTTGTGAGTTGCAGTTTTGTAACTTTAGCCAATATTTGACTTGCATTTGTTGATTTTAAGAATGTCATTATAGCCACCCCGTCCGTTGGGTTTTCTTTCCACCACCCCGGACAAGCATTAATTGTATCCGCAATATGCTGTTCGTCACTCTCCCCCCATACCAAATCATTGTTCAGTATGAGTAAATCATTATTGCTAAGTTGTAAGTCGTATCTAATTGCCATGTTTTACATTTGTATTTTCGTAATCCGACTGATTAAAAGTAGATAATGTGCCAGGTGTATAAGTACCGCCCGCACTTGATATGCCCGTTGCTATTTTCGTCAATTCCGCTTGTATTTGTGATACCAAATTATTATTCTTTGCTGTCAAATCCGCTATTCTTATCAATCCTCCATAACTACCATCGTTTAATTTAATCAAGGTCGTGGCTGTTAACGTAATATTGGCAACTTCGCTGTATTGGCATACAAATGGTTCTACGTTTTGCGAATATATAACCTTCACCGTGCTTCCTACTACTGGCTCAATCAATATGCCATCGTCCACAACTGCCATTAACATGACGCCGGGTATTTCAAACTCTACATTACCATCAACGGCAGTTACTATGCAAGTCCTGCTGGAAATATCGACACTTTCCACAGTTGCGTTTACATAATAAACGGGTACGGCTTTATGCAACCCTGTTATCTTTAGGATTGCGTCTGTAATATCCCTATTAGCCGTTGCTGTACTCATTAGTTATCTGTTGATGGTGTGGTTAATAAAATCTTATAATCCAATTCCACGACTTGCCTTAATCCGTTAACACCACCACTATACGCCACACTCTTGACTTTATATAGCCCATTGCGCTCAGGTAAGACATTATCCACAATATTCACATTGTCGCCCATCCTCACGAATGGCAATCCAAAGGTAGTGAACTTGCCCTTAAATCCAGTATAATAATATTTTCTAAGTTCATTTGCTGCCAAATCCCTTAATTGTTGTATGGATGTCGCACCGGGAAAAAATAAAGTCCTTCTTTCCCCTCCCGTGTTTGCTGGGTAATCAACGCCCTTTTGTTTTACCAAAACAGTAGGCGTATCGCTTCCATTTTGAAACGTAACCAATACTTCCAACCTTGTTTTTTTGGTTTTCGGCTGACCGTCTTTTGTTGTTGCGCCCGTTTCTTCTTCTATTGTATTGGTAGCGGTTGCACTCAAAACTATATCATCCTTTCTGTTGTACTCCAGTTCGTCCGATGCGATAGCCCCAATAGTGCCGCTTATGTATTTTGACTGAAAATAAAACGTACGCACATTTGGCACAAGTGAACTATAAACCAATGCCCCACAATATAAAGTATTGCCCCTGAAGTAACTCTCGAAGTGGTACTGCTTTCGCAAGCGGCTCAATACTTCAGCTATCGTTTCGTTGCCTATCATAAAAGCCCCGAATGTGGTTTGAGCTGTTGCGTTTACTGTTAAACCCGTACCTTGCAGCAAGAAGGTAAGTATTGTTTCTAGCGTATCTGTTGGCAGGAATGTTTTTATGGGTGCTTGTATCTGCTTCAATAAAAACATATTGTCCTCTATTTCAAACTCGATAGGCTTTTTTGAAGTAACTTTGGAAACAAAGCCTTGGAAAAGATGCGTATTGTCGGTTGTGTTATTTGTCCCTTCTTGTATTTCCCTACCGTTAGAGAAATATTTGTAAGCCCAATCTATAGTTATGGCATCGCCCCTCATTATCAATGGTGGGTTGCTAGAAAAACCACCAATGTTTACTATCGTTCCCGCCAATGGCACTAGTTTATTATTGGCATCCCTTACATATAAATTTTTAGGCACAACCACCTTACCGTGGTTAGTTAAGTCCCGCCAACTGTCAGTGCATTCGTATTCGTGGGCAAAGTTGAATGTAAACACCTTGTTTCGCAAAGGATAAGCCTTTGTTTGCGTGCGCTGCGTTATTGTTATCGTGGTTATTGCCCTATACATTATTTTTGTGCCATTGATAATTCTTGTGGGGTATCCGAAATTGCGGGCAATGAAAAAGTTTGGTAACTATAACCGCCCTCTGTTTGTCCGAGCGTCCTATCCTCAAAAACTACATTGTAAATCCCCTTGTCATTCAAGTAGGTACACGTAACAGGGATAGCAACGGGTGCTTTGATAATCTTTAATAAAGTTGATACGTCTTCACTTGGGTAACTTCCATTTGTCCCGGTCAACACTCCCCTAAATGTTATTTGTGCATCTCCCTCGCCGATATATTCCTTAACAGTTCCATCCGTTCCTTGTATTTCAGTCTTTACAATATTTCTCGGAAATACAACATCGATTAAAATAGCCTGCAAAGTCATAGAAGGCGTAGTGATAGACTTGTTGTTATTGTCCGTATAAGTGATGCTATCAAAGGTCACGTCTGCATAAACAGGCGTTCCCAAATCGCTTGCATATAGTGGCAAATCAGGGTCGTTGCTTGCTATCTTGCCATCATAGGGGCTATTTGTCTCAAATGATAAATGTGGCTGTATCGTTGCAATGCCTTTAGTGTACGGGTTAGACTTGGGTGCATTGTTGCGTGCCTCCCCCGCTAACTCGGTGGCTATCTGCGCCGCAACCTGTAACCCCGTATTAAGTAGGCTTTGCGGCGTTATTGTCGGTATGATGAATTTATCTGACATATCTAATTAGTTGGTTGCTACAATTTGGCTGTCATTAATCGCTCCTGTCAAAGCCTCGGCAACCATATCCTTCACTTTGCCCAATCCTTCACCTAGTTTGTTGGTTACAATCTTGAAATCACCATGTATCAATCCCCCATTTATGGCAATGTGTATGTTTACATTCTTTTGACCCGTAGCTTTTGTTTTGGGGTCGGCAATTATAGCGGCTGCACCATCTTTACCCTTTTTGCCTTCCGTTTCTTTTCCCGGGACTAAGCCTTTGTTTTTGGCGGCGGCATCTTGGGCATCTTTATTGTTCCAAACGGCTTTGATTGTATCCGATGCTTCTTTTACTGCACTTATACTATCTGCCACTCCTTTTTTAATGAGTTCAGGGTTAAGCGTCAATCCGCCTACTATAGCTTCTTGTACTCCCCACCAAACCTTTGCCACCCCAATACCAAAAGCCTTTATCATTTCCCATGTTGCGGACATTGCGGCGTTAAATGAGCCGAAATGATGCACCAAAGCCATTACACCTGCTGCTAAAGCAGCTACCCCCGCAACTATCCAACCAATGGGGGAAGCTATAAAAGCTGCGTTAAGAAATTCTTGGGCAATCCCACAAGCTGTTATTGCCATTGCTAACCCTTCATTGATACTTGCATCTATTGCGGCTGCAATTGCATTCGCATTCATTGCTACTGTCATTACGCCAAAAGCTGCCGCACCTGCCAACAATCCCACCCCTATATCTTGTAAGATGTTTTTATTGTCACTTAGCCACTTGCCCATTTCTTTTGCGGCTTTTCCCGTGTCCCTCATAAAGTTGGCGATACTTTCAAGTGCGGGGGCTAATAGTTCTGTTGCGCTTATTGCAGCCTTGCCCACCATTTCCTTTACGTCCGTCATGGCAACATTAAACCTTGCCAACGGGTCGGCATTGAACATCGCTTCTGCTGCACCCCCTACTTTTTCTTCTGCAATCTTCAATAGTTCCAAACGGGCTTGCGCTTCCTTGCCGTGTTTTGCAAGGTTTTGGATATGCTCCATTACGGCGGGGTCAATCTTTAATTGCATCCCTAACCTACGAGCCATTTCGGGATTGTTGATGGCTTTTGCAAGCATATTACCTGCTTCTTGGATACCACCACCAAACTTAGCGGCAAAGTCGGCACTGACTTTTTCTATACGCCCCATTTCTTCTTCTGATACGTTGCCCAACAATCCTAGTTGTGCCTGTAAACCTAATATCTCATCTTTGGCATATCCTGTCTTATGATAGAGCGCATCGGCTGCACCTGTGGCTTTCTCAAAGGCTTCTTTTGAGTAGTTGCCCATGTTTTGCATGGTATTGGCAAGGTTAGCCTCGGCTTTATCTAGCTTTTCCACATACTCCCTAGCCTCTCCTATAAACTCCATGCCCTTGAATATGGCAAAAGAAACCCCCAACGCTTCCACTGTGTGCAAAACCGTTTCTTTCAATCCACCAAAAGCCCCTTCCATCTTCTTGACATGGTTTGTAGCCTCGTCAAGCTTAGGTGACATTTCGTCTTTAAGCCCTAAAATATATTCAACTATATTATCTGCCATTACTTAAATTCTACTTGGTGAACAACGCTTAAATAATACTTTACCTGGCACCATG